GGACATTTAGGGAGTGAAATAGTTTTACAGCCTAGAGACGGGTGTAGGGTCGATTGTAAAAACCCTTTACGTATTTTCATCGAAAAAGGAAACAATATTACCCACGGTCAATTAATTTTAATGGCGTGGGCTGCAACTAAATTTAAAGTTTCTCGGGACGAAAATTCGAAAATCATGCTGGCTCAATTGAAGCGAAAACCGTTGAAGGATGAAGATTTTGAATTGAAAATACGCAGTTCGAGTATAGTTGGAAACAATTTGATACCAGTTGACATTGTTTTCATGCACAATTTAATGAGAGCAAACCGTAAGAAAATTGCTCCAACGAAGGAAATAGAAGCACCTATTTATATAAGAAATTTATATGATAACCTTCGTAAAGAAGAGGATAAGATGGAGGAATTAACAGAAGAAATGAAGGCATCACCTTTGATAGAATTTAGAGAAGCAAAAGTAACCGGAGGGACGATAGACGGTATGATTGCAGCTTTGGAGAAATTGAAAAGGGAGAAGACTTCTTTGCCTATTAACTCATTGTATTTGTCAAAGTCAATACAATTAGTTTCTAGAGTATTATATAACAACCGTGTTGGAAAGACCAAAAGTCCGAATTGGAGGCCTGGAATGTTTAATGATATGGAAATTCCTAATTTGAAGGGTTCTGGAATACGATTTGGAGAGGAAAGTGAAGAACTAATGGAAGGTGTTAATATAATAGTTCGTAAAATGATGTCTGGTACAAAAGCGGAAATGAAACGGGCATCATGTTATCTGTTGGACCGTCTAATCTTGAAAATCGGTTCTTTGAAAGATGAAGATATTGATTCTTTCTGTAGAGAAATATTCCCTACAGTAGTCTCAATCGTTTGTTTTAAGTTGGAAGTTCATACTAGAGAGGAACTTCTAAAAGATCCTAACAAACTTCGGACATTTTTTATGGTATCTCAATGGGTGTTCATGCTTTCAAAGATGATTTTAAAGCCTCTTTTTGAAATTGAGCGTGGGAGAATTGGGATTTGTATTGGGCTAAATTGGTTTAATGGGGGAGCATTGAGACTTTATGAATTGATGCATGATGAAATTGAAGATTTCTATGCATTCGATTATGATTTCTCAAAATACGACACAAGTTTAAAAGCTGCGTTGTTGGGAGCGTTGATGTACCTCTATACCTTATTATTCGATCCGAACGATAAGGGATACTTTTTGACCTTATACTTTTTGCGATTTCTTGCCGATCAATGTATGGTTCAAGTTTGCCAGTGGTATGATGGAATTTGGCGACTCGTTATCGGGATGATGTTTAGTGGAAAATTCGAAACATCGCATATTAACACAATGTATCACATATGTATGTATGTTGCATTTGTGTTATTTATGATGGACAAGATGGAAACCAAAATTAAGAAATTTGCTTCTGATGAATTAAAGAAATTTCTTAAATACACTTTTAAAGGAGAAGGAATTAATCCTAAAATTGGTGTATTTGCTTTTGGAGATGATGGAATTCAGTTTTGCCATGATAAACGACTACGAGCCTATTTGAACTTGGAGAATTTTTCGCGATTTTCTCAGAAGGAATTTGATGTTCAGATAAAATACGATCATTGTGGAGAATATAGTTCTATTTTCTCCATACCTGACTTGAAGGGTGGATTATTGAAGAAGGAGTGGAAAGCCCCTGATGGAAAGCTCTATAAAATTCCTCATGGACCAGTCTTTTTGAAAAGAAGATTCGTTCGAATGTCATATAATGAGGAGGATTATGTTGTTCCATACAGATGTGCTGAAGATTACGAATCCAGAATCGGAAGATCTGTTTCAAAACTAGACAACCCAATGATTGAACTAGTTAGATTGCATGGGTTAATGTGGGATACGATGGGGACCAATTCTTTTGCTCATGCTCGTTTGATGCGAGCTAGAAAAGTTTTGATAGAAATGTTTCCTAGTATTCATTATAATGTGCTTGAAATGGATGATCAGGATATCCGATTTTTAGAAATCAAGGCTAAAATGGAGCATCTTGGGCATGGTATAGAATTTGATTTACGATATCTTCCTACCCAAGAGCATATATTGGAGAAAATGGTTGGTGGATTTAATTTGTGTAATGATCCTCGTTATACTATATATCCTATAGTTCCTGTTCCAATGCTTTGGTATTAAAACTTTTATTTATATTGGTTTGTTCCTACTTTGGTTTACTCTACTTTGAGGCATTCCGATATAAATAAATAATAAAAAAAAT